ATGAAAACCCGTGGATTTACGAAGGTCGTCCTTTTACCTCTGATGATATCGGGGACTATTATGGGTTCGTCTATTGCATCACCAACACCAACACTCAGAGGTCCTACATCGGAAGAAAGTACTTCGTGCAGAAAAGAAAACCAAGAGGAGCAAAACGAAGAGTCACAAGCGAATCAGATTGGAAAAAGTACTACGGAAGTTCTGAAGAGCTTAAACAGGATATTAGAAGTCATGGCAGAGATTCTTTCAGAAGAGAGATCCTCTCACTCCACACCACCCTTGGAAAAGTAAACTACGAAGAAACAAAACAATTGTTTATTAACAATGTGTTAATGGAGTCGCTTGACGACGGGACGCCAAAGTACTATAATAGCAACATACTCGGCAGATATATGCGTAAAGATTATGGTAACTTTGAAACAAACAGTGAATGACACATATTATTGGTCAATCTCTCGTATTTGTGACCTTTGTGATCATGGCAAGATAGATGATGTCTTAAATGGTAATGCTGTTCGTCAAGAATTTGATGAGTGGATTACTGCCAATAATAATAATTTGGACGAAGAGGTTATCTCATTAGCATTTATTGGTGATGGGAGCGAGTATGATATTTAATAACTATTAATGAACAATGTTACAGAAAATTGTAAATGGAATCGCTATTGCTAGTGGTGTTGTATCTCTCACCGTCGTGGGTACTGCTGCTTATGTATTTGTACAGAAGGATGCAATTATCGAAGGTGTCAAAAGCAAGGTAATGGAATCAGTTTTACCAGGTGGACTTGGTGGTGCAGTTGGTGGTGGAGCACTTGGTGGTGCTTTAGAGTTACCATCAGCACCATCAGCAGAACCTGATGCAGGATTAGATATACCATCATTCTAATATGGCAACCTTAATACCTCTAGCAGTTGTAGCGATTGCTGGTCCTGCAATTATTGCATTAATCTTTTATCGTAGCAAACAAGGATAATCTCGCTATATAGATTAGATATAATAGTCTTATGGCAGACGATAAAAAAGAAAAAGAAGCACCAAAAGATGATCCTAAGAAAAAGGGTATCTTTAGTAAGTTGAAAGAAGCATCTGAAGACAAAGAAGAGCAGATGATGATTCTTTCAACATTTGTGCGTCTTGGTATTTTAATTTGGAGTGGTGCAATATTGACATTAGCATATGTAGAGTTGCCCTCTGCACTTAAAATTCCAAAACAAGATTTAGATCCAACTTTCATAGCTTCGGTCTTTACAGGAGTTCTCGCTACATTTGGCGTCACAACTTCAAAGAGAGGAGCACAAGGTGGTTCTAACGGTGGTGTAAGTAAAGGAGATATGGAGAAGTTAATTGCAGCTGCATCACAAACTGCCCCTGCACAAACAATTCGTATTGAGCAAGCACCTGTAAAAATAACTCCAGAACAACCTAAGTAAGATTAATTAATTTGTAATTATGAAAAAATGGATTGGAATAAGTTTGGGAACACTCTTCGGAGTTTCCCATATTGCAATGATTGGATTATTATCAAGGAAAAGTAGTTTACCAGTCATATCACCACCTGTAGGACCTTACACATCTTATGTTATATCTGCTGATAAAGATGGATATAAGATAAGTTATAGTGCTAATGATCCGAAAGTGATGATTAAAACAACCACTATTAAAGAGAAAGGTGGATTCTTAGGATTAGCAAACGAAACTAAGGATATTGTAGAGGAGTACACATCAAACGGTGATGTTCATATACGAAAAAAATGGCAAGTAAGAGGAGGTGTTGGTGATTCTGTCACCAATAGCAAAAGTGAAGCTTGCATCAAAGCAATCGGAGGAGGAGAAAACACAGGACGTTTGGTTGGCACTAGTATTGGTACTGCTGCCGCTCCTGCTGTTAGTGGGATTCCTTTTGTTGGCTGGGTGGCTGCTGGTTGGAAATCAAGGTGCTGATATTGGTGGTAATATGGTCGAAGATTTAAACGAGAATTGTTAGTGAGTCCACATACAATTGCGTAAAAATACTTAGGTGCTATAATAAATATTATTGTACTGGAGTTGAAAAGAATCATGTCCCACTACACACTAGGTTGGCACGACCAAAAAAATATATACCATGAAATTGGTGTTTATGCAGAAGATGCATTTGAAGCAGCAAGAAATGTAAGAGAGGATGTTCCGTATTTACACGAACATCCTTTTTCTTTAGATTATATCAAGCAGATAAAATGAAAGATATACCTATAAGATCTTCCATAATAATTCTTGGAATCATAACAATATCAATAATTTTAATTCCCTCTTTTGCTTACGCATAGATAATATTAATACTACACATTAATAAATGTTATCAACACAATATCGTCTTCGTTTAGAAGGTATATGTAAATCTATCGCAGCAGGAACAGAAGTTAGCATAGATGATATGATATGGGCGCAGAAATTATCAAAAGCAAATACTTCTGCAAGAGGAATGTTGCAACAGGCAAGAAGACTATCGGCAAATCCAAACGATTCTTTTTTGAATAACTTGAATATTGGAGACCCCGATTCAAGTAATCACCGTAGGGGTTTTGGTTCACCTGATGAAATTGTAGATTGGTTTCATCAAGAAAGATCAGATGATTGGCGACAACGTGATTAATGAAATACAATGTTGATATTGAAGCAGGTAATGCTTTTGTTGAGAGATTAAAATTAAAAGCACCAGGCATTGGTGGATTTAGTGGAATGTTTGAGGTTCCTCGTGGATATAAGGAACC